AATTAAAAAATTTAGTTTACATGACTGGTCAGCACCGACAACACTAATGCTTGGTAGATACCAGCCTTGGCACGAAGGCCATCATGCTCTTTACAGAGAAGCAGGAAAGAGAACTGATCAAGTTCTGCTTGGAGTTCGTAATACATACAACACTACTGAAAAAGATCCACTTAAGTTTGATCAGGTAAAAGAATATATTGCCAAAGATGAATTGATGGATGGAGCATTAGTATTAAGACTACCGAACATTACCAACATTATTTATGGTCGTGATGTAGGATATAAAATTGAGCAAGTGGATTTGGGGGCAGACATTCATGCTATTTCGGCTACGCAAAAACGCAAAGAAATGGGTATTTAAAGTCTGGAATTTTATAACCAAGCCTAACAATATGGAGTGGCCGTCATGAATGTAACCAAACAAAGATCAGCAGTAAAGGCTATTGTTTGGCGTTGCATTGGCACAGCAGATACTTTTGTCATTTCATGGTGGATAACTAAAGAACCCATTACAGCAGGAGCAATTGCAAGTTTTGAGGTAGTTACAAAAACAATTCTTTATTACTTTCATGAGCGTGGATGGAACAAGGTTAAATGGGGGAGGGTTAAATGAAAAAAATAATTAAAAAAAATATTTTTAATAAAAAAGAAAAAAGAGTTTTAAGTTACGAATCTAATATTGAAACCTATTTAAATCCAATAATACCAGCAAAAAGAGTTATTCCAGATTGGTATAAAAAAATACCACAATGGCTTGATAATAAAATGTTTAATGATAATTTTACAATTAGGCCAACCGTAAAACTATGTGTGCCATTTTTAGATGCCTTGTCTATTGGTTATGTAATTACTCTTCCCTTTGACTTATACATTAAAGAAAATGATGGAGTCCCAACTATTATATGGCCAAGTAATGCAGAAAGGTTTTCAGATCCTAGAGGCGAGGTAGCAAACGAAAAACTTGTTCCAACTGGACATTATTCTATTGAGTTTCTTTGGCATCCCTGGGCTGCTTATACTGTTCCAAAAGGATATAGTATTTTATTTACTCATCCATTAAATAGAAATGATTTGCCATTTACAACCTTAAGTGGAGTAATTGATGGAGGGTTGGTAATGTCTCCTCAAGGAAATATTCCATTTTATCTTAAAAAAGGATTTACTGGACTTATTGAACAAGGAACGCCAATAGCACAATTAATACCATTTCGTCAAGAAAACTGGAACTCAAAAGAAATAAAAGGTCTGTTAAAAATTGGAAAAATGAATTATGATTCTTCTAACTCTGTGTTTAGGGGATGGTATAAAAAAACATTTTGGACAAAAAAAGAATATAACTAAAATTTATAGTCTAATTTAATATTAAAGGATACTTCACACTTTTTACAGTATGCAGTAGGACTATCTTTTGTATGATAGGTAGTTGATACCAAGAATACCAAACCTTCTTTATGCATATCCACATACTTAGGATCTACAAAACCATATAGTAGTGGGATTAGTTTGTTATTGCAATGCGGACACATATCAAGGTCTTATCCTGTATGAGTATGTGTTAAGAGGCTCGTAGTTTGTTCCACCAGTGCTTTTGTTATACCGTGCCACAAGTGAGTTATATCTATTAACAATATCATCTATTACGGAGTTTGCTTTGTCTACCGTCCGAACATGGGCATCTTGTTCTCTTATTAAGTCTAACTTACTGCTTGCAATAATGTCACTTGTGTATCTTATACAATAGTTAGATTGATCTAAAATCATCTTTCGGGATTGTTTTAAATCTCCTCCCAAAAATAACAAAGCGGTAGATAGGATTACGATCAAGAATGATTGCACCCAGATTATGCCTTTAAGTTTAAATCTCATACATAACTATTATACCCTATCTTGACATATTGCTCAAATTTTGATATACTTGATCTATATGTCGGCTAACAGGGTTGTTATTTGTGAGATATGCAGTAAAGAAATACAGGTAAGATTAGCAATGGCATCTGAAACTTTACACAATCACATGAAAGAGCATAAATGAAAAAAATAAAAGAGTTTGAAGAATTCAACAAGCCTGTTGATTTAATTGTTCATACTAAATGTCCAGATAAATGGTTGCTAATAGATAGAGAAACTGGAGAAATATATCAAGGAAGTTCTGCAGGTCATTGGAATAGGCTTGATCCAGTTATCAAAGATAACCATAACTTTACAAAACAACCTGAATAGGATATACTTATAATATGAAAAAAATAATCATAACTTCTTTATTAATTGCATTGTTAATCCCAAACTCATCTGCTCAGGCTGCAACAAAATCATTAAACACTAAAGGCAATAAGTCTTCATGTAAAAATATTAAGGCAAATTATAAGTCAGAAGTGATTGCTAATTGGTCTAATGGCTTAGCAAGTGATCAAGATGTGTTAAAAGAAATAGATTTAAACATAAACATGCTTACTGCAAAGCAAAAACCTACAACTGGTAAAATTAAAACAACTATTTCTTCTTGGATTACATCAGAAAAAAATACACAAATTGCAATAACTGATAAAAACTTTGAAGCAATTACTACTGCTATGAATTTAAAAATTTCTTCAGTTACTAATTTTGACAAACTATGTAAGTCTATAGAAAAATAATATGGACGAAAAAAAAATACGTGAACAGATAGCCAGGGACATTGAGGCTATTGATACTAAGCAAAGTAGTGTTAATGCAGTTGGAATAAAGATTCTTGCTGCAAAGATTGCTAGGGGTGAGTAACTAGCCAAATCTGGTATCATAGAAGTATGTTCTGTGAGTCCTGTGGTAGCAAACTGATTGGTGGAGACTGCTCCAACTGCTATACCAATTCTGCTGCTTTAAAAGAATTTGAGGAAGAAGATGACTAACTGGACTGAAGAACTTAACGATAAACAAAAAGAAGATGTCTGGAACTTTGTTGTTTTTACTGTTAAAGAAATAAGAGAGCAGATTGCTAAAGACATTGAAGCAACTATTCCACTTTGGAAGTCAAAAGGCTTATTAAAGTCTCGTAGAACACAAAAAGCCTTTGAAGCATCTGCTGCAATTGCTAGAGGACAGAACGAACAGATAAATGGCTAACATAGTCTTTCTTGGCAACTTTGAAGTGCCTTATAGTAGTGAGAATCATCATGCTAAGTCTTTGGAATCTCTTGGGCATACCGTGCAAAAATTGCAAGAGAAACAAGCGGGCAGCACAGAAATATTAAATGCAGCATTAAACTCTAATCTATTCATATGGGTACACACACATAGATGGCAAACTCCAGGATCTAGGTCTATGACTGATGTGTTAAAAGAATTAAAGGCTGCTGGTATACCAACTATAACTTATCATTTAGATTTGTGGTTTGGCATTGAGCGTGAAAAAGATTTAAAGGGTGATGACTTCTACACAAACATAGGTCATTTCTTTGCTACAGATAAGTTAATGTGTGATTGGTTTAATGAAAACACAAGTGTTAAGGGTCACTTCTTGCCTGCTGGAGTGTATGATAAAGAGTGTTATGTCCATCAAGATTACGATCCAAATAACTTTGAGCATGACATTATTTTTGTTGGTAGCAGAGGATATCATCATGAACATAAATACCGTCCACAACTAATAGATTTCTTACGAAAGACATACGGTAAAAGGTTTTTACATGTAGGTGGAGATGGTGACACTGGCACTGTTCGTGGTGAAGCGCTTAATCGCATGTATGCAAAAAGCAAGGTAGCCATAGGAGATAGTCTTAACATTAATTTTAACTATCCATACTACACTAGCGATAGGTTGTTTGAGAGTACTGGTCGTGGTGGGTTTACTATTTATCCTCGCATCAAGGGGCTTGATGAATACTTTGAAGATGGTAAAGAGATTATATTTTATGAACATGGTAACCTTGAAGATCTTAAACAAAAAATAGATTACTACATTTTAGATGGATTGACTAGAGAAGAAATAAGGATTGCTGGTCATGAGCGGACTAAAAAAGAACATACATATGTTCATAGATGGTCAAGCATATTAGAAACCTTAAGCATAAAATGAAATATTTAGTTACGGGTGGTGCTGGCTTTATTGGATCAAACCTTGTTGATAAGTTAATTAGTCTTGGAAATGATGTTATTTGTATTGATGATGAGTCTGCAGAATGTCATGAACAGTTCTATTGGAATGATAAAGCACAAAACTATAAGTATGATGTCTGTGACTATGATTTAATTGCACCACTTTTTGGTGGCGTTGACTGCGTGTTTCACGTTGCATCTGATGCAAGAATACAGCCAGCAATATTAAATCCTAAAAAATCTATTCAATCAAACGCAGTAGGAACAGCCAATGTTCTTGAACTTTGTAGGGTTAACAAGGTAGATAGATTAATCTATTCAAGCACATCTTCTTCTTATGGTAAAAAGGCTTTGCTTCCAAACCAGGAAACACAATCACCTGATCCACTAACTCCATACTCTGCTGCTAAGGTTTTTGGTGAAAACCTTGCAAAAGTTTATTATAATCTTTATGGACTAAAAACAATATCTCTTAGATACTTCAATGTCTATGGAGATAGACAGCCATTGAAGGGTCAATATGCACCAGTAATAGGACTATTCTTAAAGCAATACTATGAATCAAAGCCACTAACAGTAGTTGGCGATGGATCTCAGCGCAGAGACTTTACTCATATATCAGACGTAATAGAAGCAAACATTCTTGCATCTGAGGTTGAAAATGGATTTGGGGAAGTATATAACGTTGGGTATGGAAGTAACTATTCTATACTTGATATTGCTAATATGATTTCAAATGATATTAAATTTATTCCGTCAAGAATTGGTGAGGTGCAAGAAACTCTTGCATCTAATTCAAAGTTTAAAGATTTAACTGAATGGGTTCCAAAGGTATCTTTAATGGATTGGTTGCAAAATGACTGAAATGATTAAGGCTACTGTTAACGGGGAATTTGAAATAATGTTACCAAAGCATCGTGCAGATAGGCCAGAATGGTATCAACCACATGGTTGGGAAAAAATTAGATTAAAATCAATGCATGAAAATATCGGTAAAGGCGATGTTGTTTACTATGTTGGAGCAGAAGAAGGAGAGATGCCTGCCCTATGTCAAATGTGGGGAGCAGAGGTAGTTTTATTTGAACCCAATCCAAAGGTTTGGTCACACTTTCCTTTACTTTGGAGTGCCAACAATTTAGAAAAACCAATTGCATGTATTCCTGGGTTTGCATCAGATAAAGATAATAAACTTGCACGTATTTATTATGGCGAGTTTCCACCAGAAGCAGATGCTCCTATTGAGGCTGCTCATGGATTTAAAGAATTGCAGTATGAAGCAGATAAATATGGTCAAACAAAAATTGATACGCTTGTCTATGAAAAAGGAATGAAACCGCCAACAGCAATATCCCTTGATGTTGAGGGTAGTGAATGGAGGGTCCTAGGAGGGGCTGAAAGGGTCCTTAGAGAGCACAAACCTAAGATTTGGTTGTCTGGACACCCAGAATTTATGATGATGTATTGGAAAGAATACTTGCATGATTTAAGACAGTTTATTAAGGGTATTGGCTATAAAGAAACATTGCTTGATTATCAACATGAAGTACACTTATATTATGAATCATATTAAAGCATATCTTTACTCAGTTAAACAAGAAGATTGTGCTGCTGATAAATGGGATTACGGTTTATTAAAACAATTTTTTAATAAAAATAATATTAAACCAGACAAAGTAACGACCTTGCCTAACATAGATAGAGCCTTTGTTGTTATTCCTGGACCACAAAATGTAGATTATGAAGATCAAATATCTGAAGAGTTAAGTAAGATAAGCAGGGTAGTTCTATTTATTACTGGAGATGAAAGCGCTACCTTTAAGGTTGATAAGATAGAGCATAGTAATATTGAGATTTGGATTCAATATCCCCACAGAAAACATTCACAATATAATAAATTAGCGTTAGGTGTTCCACAACATCTATCAAATAATTTACCAGAGTATCAAGATAAATCTTACGATGTATTTTTTTCAGGACAAATAACTCATCAAAGAAGACAAGAACTCGCAACTGTTATGCCTGACATACCAAACTCTTTTTATAATCCGACTAATGGATTTGCGGAAGGCTTAAGTCCAAAATCATATTACGATAAAATGTTTTTATCAAAGATTGTTCCTTGCCCTAGTGGAGCAATGGTTATTGATTCATTTAGATTCTATGAAGCAATTGAAATGCTTTGTTTTCCCATAGGAGATAAGTTAGATTCAAAAATGCAAAATACAGATTTTTTTAATTTTTTATTTCAAGGTGAGCACTCAATAAAAACTGTTGAAAATTGGCAAACCTTATCTAATTTATTACCTGACTTATTAAATAACTACACATTTGAAATGCATCAAATTGTTTGTTGGTGGATTAAATATAAAAGAGATCTTTTTATTGAGTTAATGAGGCAAATAAATGCATAAAAGAGATATAACAATTGTCATGGCTACTTCTGTAATTACAAATCACCCAAGCACAAAAATGATAGATCAAACTATTAGTGATATTCGTGTTCATTTTCCAGACAACGAAATTATTATGCAGATAGATGGTCTTAGGGAAGAACAACAAAATCGTAAAAAAGATTATGATAAATATAAAAATCGCATTTTGTGGAAATGTTTACATGAAGATAAAAACATATTACCATTTATATTTAAAGAGCATAGTCATCAAACCAACATGATGCGTCAAACAATTACTGAAGTTAAAACACCGCTATTACTTTATGTTGAAGGCGATGCTCCTTTAACTCCAGACACACCAATAGATTGGGACAAGTGTTTAGATATGTTTGAATACAATAAAGCAAATACTATTCGTTTTCATTTTGAAGCATTTATACCAAAAGATCACGAACATCTTATGTTTGGATTAGAAGATGGCTTTATGAAAACTACACAATGGAGTCAGCGACCACATTTAAGTAGAAAAAAATATTATAAAGATATTGTGCTTCCAAGATGTAAAGATAAATTTTTTATAGAAGATACATTTCATGGAGCAATTCAAGATGATATATCTCCATATGGGCAGTTTAATCAAGAGGGTTGGGAGATGCATAAACTTTGGATTTATCACCCTGAAGGTAATATTAAACGCTCTTATCATTTAGATGGTCGTCAAGGCGGAAGAAAGTATACTTCTGATGATGTAACTTGGGGGTATAAAGAATGAGACTGGGGATCATAGCAAGATCAGACAACACTGGCCTTGGTAATCAGACTAAAGAGTTAGTTAATATGCTTAACCCTGATAAAGTTCTTTTGATTGACTCTACCCCGTTTAATAACAACAAGCAACATCCACACTGGTATGACCAATACAGTTGTATCAAGACACAAGGTTTTCCATCTGTTCAACAGATAAAAATGTTTTTAGGAGATGTAGATGTTGTATTAAGTTGTGAAACATTTTATGATCAAAATTTTGTAAGGTTTGCAAATAGACGTGGTGTAAAGACCATTCTTCAATATAACTATGAGTTGTTTGGTCACTTGTCAAACCCAGAACTTCCACTGCCAACTGTATTGTTATCGCCTAGTTTATGGCAAATTGAAACAATTCAAAGCATGTTTGGAGATAGAACAAAAATAATTCACCTTCCGCCACCAACCAATCCTGAGTTATTTACAACTGTAAAAAATAATAACATTTCTAAATCACATAATAGACTATTACACATTGCTGGTAAGAAGGCAGCCAAAGATAGAAACGGTACTGAAACTGTAATAAATATGTTAAAACACTCTAAAGCCGATTATGAGTTAGTTATTAGAAGTCAAAGTGAAGTAGTAACTAATGTAACAGACTCAAGGCTAAAGATTGAAATTGGCAATCCAGAAAACAGGGAAGACCTATACAATGGCTTTGATGCTATGGTTTTACCTAGACGATATGCTGGTCTTTGTTTACCGATGAATGAGGCCTTGCTTTCTGGTCTTCCCGTTTTTATGACAAATGTTTCACCCAATAATCAGATCTTGCCACAGGATTGGTTAGTTGACTCAGATTCCATTGGAACCATTAGAACAAAGGTTAGAATTGATTTGGTTGAAGCAAATAATGTTTTGTTAGCACAAACAATTGATAAGTATATGTCTATCAATGATAAAACTAATTATAAACAACAGGCTTATGAGTTAGGGTTTAACAATTTTGCACCAGCAATATTAAAAGAAAAATACTTAGAACTTATTTTTCAAATCTAGTTTTTTTACCAAATTTATCTTTAAGTATTTTATTAAATATATTATTAAATGAACTATCTGAACTAGATAAATAAGTATGATCATTTATGTTTAAATTATAAGACTTAAGAACTAGTGGTCCAGAGTTGTAAACCTTAACATCTTCCATTTGTGTGCCACCCACATCAAATTTATTTCCGTATATTGATCTCCATAAGAATTGATCTAAAAGTTCTAGCACTACCTTTAATTTTTCTTTTTCCATAATCATAGGAACGTGGAGTTCATAGTCTAAAGGGTTTTCAAATCCTAATGCTTTAAGTTTTTTATATGTTCCTGAAAGTTTTCTTGTGTATTGAGAGTTACCATTTAATTTTTGATATAAGTTTATTTTATCTAATAGGTATCCACTATGAAAATTTTCTATCTTATTTATTTTTTTAATAATATAAAAGTCATCATTCATTAAAATAAACGATTGTGATATTTCTTGTGAAAAAGAAATTGCTTCTAAATTTTTTACAGCATTTTTATACTTTGATTCTTTTTGTTCTACTTTTATATAGTTTCCTGTATACCAGTCAGGCTTACCACCGACAAGCCATATATTTGCTTCTGGAAAACTTTCAACAACAGATCTAATTGAATACTTTAGTTCTTCGTTTATTCCGTCTTTACATATATATACAAAGTCCATTAGTCCCCATTATAAAAAAATAAAGAGGGCAAGGTTTAAGTTTGCCCCCTTTATAGAATAAACTACTTTTTCTTAGCAGTTTTCTTTTTTGGTGCACTTTTAACAGGCACAATCTTGCCAAGAGCATCTGAAATAATACCAGTATCTGGTAGTACGCCAAACGATTTATCATTTGGATTTAACGCTCTCAATGCGACGGGCGCTAAAGCAGCAACTAGTGCAGCCCATAGATCTTTTGGATCTGTTACGCCAGCCATGTAAAGTGCAATTACTGCGCCAAGAACGGATCGTCCGTATGATGCTAGCATTGCCTTTGACTTATCGTTTAATAAGTTATTCATTATTCCTCCTAGGATATAATTTGTGTTAGTGTTTTATAGCCAATCCATAAACCAATAATTCCTGCGACTCCCGCAAAAACTGGTGGTGCTGGTACTGGCAATTTGAATGCTGCGAACACAACACCGCATCCAAAACCTGTGATAATTGATAACAGAACATCTCTCATGTTATTTTTTTCCTTGACCCATCTCTGGTAAAAGCGCTAAAAGTTTGTCAGAATAGTTATCCAAACCTTTTACCTTCAACTCATCTGAAACCTCTTTAATGGTTTGTTGTGACTTTTCAATATACTCAAATGCCCAGTCTCTAGAATCAGATAGGAATTTTATAAAGTTTTCTTTATGTATTGTATCGTCAGACATATTGATGCCGTCATTGACTTGAGAGTTTACTTCTTCAAGTGCCCTGTTTTTTATAAAAAGTTCAGCCACCAGCAAGTTAGACTTTTTTAGTTTATCAAACGTTGCCCAATAAGATAGTGCAAAGGAAAAAGACAGGGTAGCAAAAAATATCAGAAACATCATCTCCATAATATCTATTGTACTCTATTCTCAGTTTGGCTACTGCCTAAATAGGTAAGCCAAATTAGCCTAGAAACAGCCATTACAGCCACTTTTACAGCAGCCCCCATACCTTTTGACCCACCCATTTTGTATATTTTTTTAGTCTTTTTCTATATCAAAAATATCTAAATCAGACATTTTTTTAAAATTTGCTGCTGTCCAAAGGGATACGGCAGTTAAGAAAGATAAAACTATTAGTATTATTATCTTTGTTTTCTTTTTCATTTTGTTATGGTTGCTCCACATCTTAGACATGCTACATAATTTTTACCAGTAAATGGACAAGAGCCAGCATCAACAAGATCGTGTGACTTTATCTTACAAATAAAAAACAATGTAATCTGTTTTATCATTTTATTGCCTCTCTAGTAATTAACACTATGGCCCCACACTCCTCTAATGCTTTTTTTAATTTTACCACATACTGTAATGCTGATATTTTATCATCATGCACCATGTGCAAAAATTTTCTTTCATCTAATTTTACAGTAAGGAAGTGTTCATTGTCAATAATCTCCACTCCAAAACCTTTGGGAGGCGTAATTGAATGCACAGCCCTACGCATGATGTCTGTATACATTATTTGTTGCTCCATTTCATTTTATTTTAATTATTCTATAGTAATAAATGTTTTTATTTATTGTAACCCAAATTATCAAATTCCCATTTCCACTCCTGAAAGATGAAGTTCATTTGATCATTATTAAATATATCTGATGGGTCTATATTTTTTATTCCATGTTTTTTTTCAAATACATTTATACAGATTTCTGGGATATTGTGAGATTTTAATATTGGATTAATTTGATCTTCAAGACCATCTTCATATCTAATAAACTTATCAATAATAATTTTTTTATTAAAGGTATAAAGAAATTTACTGCTTGGTAAAAATCTTGTTGTAAATAAATTTAGATCATTTTTATAATCAAAATAATTATCTACATATTTTTGTTTTTCTTTTTTGTTTAAATTATTCCAATCAACTTCAATAAGGTGTAAAGCCCAAAAAAAATTTGAAAGAACTGCGTCGTATGGATTTCTAATTATTGTATATGTTTTAACATCAGATAGATCTATGAGTTTTGATATTTCTTTATATGAAGCGTGACTTTTAAATCCTTGATAATTTCTAGGTTTATGATTTGGGTTTTTTGGTTCAATTGGAGTGACAATTGCATTGTCTGGAAGAACTTGTGATAGTGCTACCTCTACAGAAGTTCCACCAACTTTTATATTTTTTAAAAACAAAAATTTATGGTCTTTAGAATAAATCATTTGTTACTCTATTGTTAAGGCTTGCCAGGTAGTTGCCCAGTCTTGTTTGGTTTTATGCTTATTAAACTCTCTTGAAACTTCTCCGCCTTCTAAATAAACACCGCCCCAAACACCCCACTCTTTTCCTGAAACACCATTAGCAAAACATATTTTTCTAACTGGACATTGTTTACAAAGTGCATCAACATCTCTTCTAGATCCTTCATGATCTTCGTATTTATCAAAAAATGCGTTGTTGTCCGTTCCCAAACATAAAGCCTGATCTTTCCACAAATGCTGTTTCAAGACTAATCCTTATACTTATTTGGTATATCCCAACCATTACGGCCAGGTTTATAAACTCTATGTAAATACCATTTGTTTTTTACTCTAATGCCCATGGGAGATGTTTTTGCCGTATCAGATTCTTTTAAATCAATTACATCCCACGCATGCCAAATAAGGTTTTTATTTTTACTTACAATTTTTTCCATTGTATTCAAACTTCTAATAATCATTTTTTCTCCTAATACCTAAAAAGACCAACGTCAATGTTGTTCGCTTCTGCA